TGTTTGTCATGAGCCCCTACAATAGCACCGGCAATGTGAGTTCCTGTCCCAACACCTGCGGTACCGTATGTAATAGGTTTTGTTTGTGAAATTTCAAGTAGCTGCTTAAAACTCTTTGCAGGGTGGCTAGAGGATACTACCATCATTGACGGGACGTTTCCTAAGTGCTTAACTACAACAAAATCTGAGAGAGTGTATTCAATTAGGTTAGATGTTCCGATACCATCAGTTAGACCGTTGCTAGCAACAACAATAACAGTCTCGTTTGTACGCAAGTTACCAACATAGTTATATGCAATAAATCCGCCGGCGCCAAGTTTATACTCAACTGTAGTCGGTATACCATTATTCTCTAAAGCCATTTGCACAGTTCTAGCCATACGATCACTAACACCACCTGCTTGATACTGTATCACAATACGAACAGGCTGTGCAAATACTGTGCTCGCTAGAAACAGTAGGACTAGGATAAAGTATCTCATTATGACTTAAGAGCTTTCATTGACTCTGCTGCTGCTACACGGCTACGCAAACCACTACTAGAGAAACTGTGGTCACGTTCGTTAAAGATTAGTTCAATTCCACGCATAGCACACTCTTCGTACCCTGAGAAGTTTTTGCCCTGATATTCAACTCCCAACACACGCACGTCAATTGGAAGAATGAGCAAAAGATCAACTAGGTCCTGCTCGGTTGAATATACAACAACCTCGTCAACGTAACGACACGCCGCAAGCTGGATCTGCCGCTCCACAATAGACTGAACCGGTTTGTTTTTAGTATCTGGACGATCGATGGTGGGGTCGGTCTGTAATCCGCAAATAAGGTAGTCACAGTGATTCTTGGCTTCGGCCAGCATCGCAATATGGCCTGCATGAAGCATATCGAACGTACTGAACGTAATTCCAATTTTCTTACCGTCTTGTTTGAGTTGTTTAATGTAATTAAAGATCATGCTTTTAATATTTTTTTGCGTTCTTTAAAGTCGTTACAGTGAATACAATGCTTACTCTGTATAATGTACGACTCCCTCCAGTCTTTAACTTTGCGGTCGTTGTTCCACTTAGTCCATGTGTGAAACCCCCACCAACACCATCTACTGGTAATGATAGGGTCTTCGCCTTTTAAGACTCTGAAGGTATTTTCTTCAGCAGCGGACATTACTGGTCAGCTTCTAGCTTAACACCAAGTGGGAATCCGTTGTTACGTGCAAGCAGAGTTACTTCCACACCCTTTTGTTCTGCGATTTCATATGGGTATGTGCCCACAACCGCAGAGCCTTCTTCATGAATCTTCATTGTTAGTTCCATTGCAGTTTCGGCACTGTGGTCGAAAATGGTGCAAAGGCTTTCAATGACAAACTCCATAGTGGTAGTGTTATCATTAACGTAGATAACATTGTACAACGATGGCGGTTTAACGTCCATCTTTGGTTGAATACGAATTTGTTGACGAGTTTTTGTAGACGTAGAAGTTGGCATAAAAGTTAAAACTAAAGTACACAGAGCGTGATTGCTCTGTGTATGCTGCATTATACTACTTTATTTTTTAAAGGTCAATGCAATAGTTTTCGGCTTCTTTTCTTCTGGGATAACCAGTTCAAGATTGACCGAAAGGATACCGTTTTCAACAACAGCATCACGGACTTCAATGTGGTCGGCTAACGTAAAGTCTCGCACAAAGTCTCGACTACTGATACCGTGGTGTAGGTATTCTGGGCCTTGATAGTCGGCATCCCTAACTTTAGCACCAGTAACAGTAAGCACGTTGTCTGCTAGTTCTACGTTGATTTCGCTTTCTGCAAAGCCAGCAACAGCAACTTCAACCACAAACTTAGTGTCGCTAACGCGAACAATGTTGTGTGGAGGATAGTTACCAGATTTGCTGTTTGCAAAGGTGCGACTCAGTTCCTCGAACATGCGGTCAAAGCCAATGGCGTGACGATGTAGGGAAGGTAGGTCTAGAGTACGGATATTGAATTGTGTCATGTTTTTCTCCTTTAATAAGCAAGTTTATGACGTTTAGTGTGCAGCCCATTATTGGCACTGCACATTTATTTATTATACTTGAAAACTATTTCAATACAATTTTTTTGGTAATTGTTGTGCTTCTAATTTCTTTTGCCAACGACGTTTAGCTTGATTTTTTGCACGTTTTCGGGCAGTAGTAGGCTTTTCGTAAAACTCACGTTCGCGGAGATCTTGTAGCTTGCCGCTTTCCATGATTTTCTTTTTAAATTTGCGAAGTGCTTTTTCAACGTTATCGTGTTGCACAATTACGCTGCTGCCATGTAGTTTGATTCTTTCGTTCATTGGTATCCTTATTCTATAAAATTGGGTGGATCGTTATATTTAACCACTTTATCGGTTATTTCAATCTTTCTAAACCCCTGCTTTTTAATTTCAGCTAGGGTGTACATATAGGGCATCAGAGTACGCTCTAAGATAGTTTTAAGCCCTCTTGCACCAACATGCTGTTCGTGTGCTAGTTCTGCAACTGCTGTAACTGCATCGTCTGTGAATGTTAGTTCTACTTCGTCACTTTCAAAATAAAATTTCATTTGTGCAAGTAGATTGTTTTTTGGTTCTTGCAGGATCTTAATAAAGTCTGCAACTGACAATTCGTCAATTTGCACAGTAATTGGGAAACGGCCGCAGAACTCAGGAATCATGCCAAACTTGATAAAGTCCTCAGGAATAACTTGAGTGCTGTCTAACTTAGATTCAGTAGATGGACCGTTAAACCCAATATTGGACCCACGTTGTCTACGTTCAACAATCTTTTCAAGTCCGGGAAATGCACCACCGGATACAAATAAGATCTTGCTTGTATCAATTTCAACTTGATCTAATGCAGGATGCTTTTTACCGCCGTTTACACTTACTTTACACTTAGTACCTTCTACTAGCTTTAGTAGGGCTTGCTGTACGCCTTCGCCGCTAACATCTCGGGTAATACTTGCACCTTCACTTTTACGTGCAATCTTGTCTACTTCGTCCAAGAAGATAATGCCCTGTTCACAACGTGCAACATCGTTGTCTGCTGCGGATAGTAGCCCGCCAATAATGCTTTCAACATCGTCGCCTACATAACCCGCTTCAGTTAAGGTAGTTGCATCTGCTACTACAAATGGCACGTTTAGGTATCGTGCAATAGTTTTAGCTAGGAGAGTTTTGCCTGACCCAGTTGGCCCAAAAACTAGAATGTTGCTTTTCTCTAGCTCAACTGCACTCTCAAAGAAGATGCGTTTGTAGTGATTTACAACACCCACACTTAATGCAATTTTTGCAGCGTCTTGTCCAATAATGTATTCGTCAAGGTAGTTCTTAATCTTAATAGGATCAAGTGCTTTGCTTACCTTTTTATCCTTGCGGAATTCATCATTACGCTCTTTGTTAATGATGTTGCTACATAAACTAATGCACTCATTGCAGATGCCTGCGTCGTTTGCAACAATTAGTTTATCTACTTCGTTACGATTCTTACCGCAGAAGTTACAGTGGACCTGTAGTTTGATGTTTTCTGTCATTTGCTCGAATTACAAAATATTCCAATAAGGTAGAACACCGTCTTGCACTATGCAAGAAATGTTTAGGTCCATAGTGATATGTTTTTGGAAAATCAATAAAGTGATCTTTGATACTACTTAACTTATTGTCAATAGTATTTACGATGATTGTATCGGCCCTGTCTGCGGCTTGATTGAGCCATAAGTCATTATCCATATCAGCTCTATACAAGTAGACATTAAATGCTTCGTCGTGCCCTGCACACAGGTATGCAAGCGTTTCCACATCCACCGGATCTGCATCAACAATCAAAATGGTGTAGTTTGGATCGTCTACAAAGTCCGGCGGTGTAATAAAATTAGTTGTCATTGTTTAGATATTCAGCTATTTGCTCTTGTTCGCTATCGCTTAAATCATCAATAGAATATTCGCCACTGTTGATCTTATCGATCAAATATTTAATGTATTCTTTGTTGTATGCGTAACTATCTGTAGAGCTCTTATCTACTTCGATCCACTTGGCACCGTTGTACTTAAA